CCTACACTGACGTCATGTACAAGTTGCCCTACTCTTTCTCCACTATTGGCAAAACCATCACTGAGCATGTGACAACACTGGAAAAGAATTTAAACGAATGGCACAATGATGTTACACTGAACGACATTCCAGACACTGTGGAGATTGATTTGAGTCAATTAATTGGTACCAGTGTTAACAGTGGAGGTATAGGGCTGGAGGCCATAACAGACGAGTCACTGATTCTCAGTAGCGATATGAATGCAGAAGATATCAACCGGGTGACTGATGAGTTATGGCAGGTGGCCACAGAAGTGGAACTGCAACAAGAAATTGATGACGCACCAGTGTACACCGGTACCACAGCAGAGCAACTGTTCGAAGAAGACAAAATTAACCACAGAATAGGTAACACACTGGATCATGTGTTCCTGGTGCTACTCAGTATGAATGCAGAATTTTATGCCAAAGTCACCAGAAAGAATGATGTAACCGACACAGAGGAACAGCCCAAAAAGGACCAAGCGTTTGTGAGTTGGTTCAGGATCTTGTCCAAAGTGGACCTCAAGGGCTACGATAAGAAGCGTGGCGTTTATGCCAAACATTATACATATACCCCTGTGTTGTATAAAACAGCCAAACATGAGATTGCACTGGATCCAGAAGAAATACAGATGAGTAAGGATGATGCGGCCACCAGAGTAAAGCAGATGTATGAGAACGATTGTTTGCTGAAAGCATACAGTTATCTGTTTACTGGATTGAACGATCAGATTCTGAGCTTCGACATCAAATACAATCCGGGAATGGCTATACTGATGCCGCCGGCAGGTGGCGCCATTGGCGATCCCAGCGTGGAAATGCGAGATCAGTTCCGCGCACAGGTACCAGAGGATGAGGACACCAGTCTGGAAGGACTGCTAAATGAATTTACCAAAGCCAAGGACGCACTCAACAAAGACAAGTTTGGTGACTTTTTGGGAGACCTGGGCAACCTGGCAGACACGCTAACTGACAGTGTGTTAGGCGGTATTGCAGATGCTACTGGCTTGGACTCCGCCACGTTGTCGTCTGTGATACAAGACACAACTGGACAGCAAGCCAAACAATTGGCTGAGGCACTCACCAAGAAACAATTAAGCAGATTGGCAGGTAACGCTGGTATAGAACTGGGCACACCACCTCCCACTGAAGATCCTGTGACATTTGTAAACCCTGCCACTGCGGGCAACGACTATGAGCCAGCGTTCAGTGGATTCGCATACAGTGCAGATCTTTTGGACACCAGCAGAGTGGATCCTGTTATAGCTGCTGAGCTAGTGGATCTGGGGTATATTGATGTTGCAGTGGAAAACTTTGCACTCAAAGCACAGACTGCCTCACACCAAATGGACCCCAACCCCACAAACGCGGCAACCAGTACAGGTATAAAAAACACCATGTTTGGATATTTGCTGAACCAGCATGCGCTGCAAACCAGTTTCCTGAATATAGACATACAACTGCGTGGTGATCCCTGGTATCTGATAGGCCCGGGATTTAACACTGACAGCAGTTCTCCAGAGCAAATAAACATGCAACGAGACAGTGATTTGTTCTGGTTGGAGATCAGATCGCCCATCACATATGATCCAGACTTTACAGATGAAGACAGTGATTTAAACAGCGGTTACTGGGACTATAAAAATGTCAGTCAAACATTCAGTGCAATATATCAGATGAACAAAGTCAAGTGTACATTTAGCGGAGGCATTTTCACAGTGGATGTGAATGCTATGCACACAGGTATCAGTGCCGCCAACTTAGCAAAAAAACTGGGTAACAGCTAATGAGTGATATTAACACCAGATACTATACAAACAGAGCAATCAAGCGTGAGAACGATTCCAATCCTCTCAACGGTATCTATGTGGGTAAAATTGTCAAAGCCATGTCAGGCGACAGAAGTTTCCGCTACAGTGTAACCATACCTTCTCTAAACAAAGCAGGCGGTAAAAATGAAGTTTACGAGTGCTTCTGGAGCAGTCCGTTTGCAGGGAGCACCAATCCTGCCAAAGCGGGCAAGGATGTGGAAAACGCTGACCATGCACTGAAAAGTTACGGTTTCTGGGCGATACCACCTGACGAGGGCAACAGTGTGTTGGTTGCATTTGCTGACGGCAGCAGTAAACGTGGATTCATAATCAGTTGTCTGTTCCCAGACAAACTGACTCACATGGTTCCTGGCATGCCAGCGGGCAAGAGTTACAGTGATCCCAGCATGCTGATGCCTGTTGTGGAAAAAAACAAAGTTGATGAAAAAATCACACACAATGATGCTATCAGACCTCTGGCGTTGGACTTGGCAGAAGGCATAGTCAAACAGGGACTGATCAATGACCCACTGCGTGGGGCAGGTGCATCTGGCGCCCGCAGAGCCAACATAAACGAAGTATATGGTCTGTTGACTCCAGGGCCCAAAGATCCAGAAAATCCTGACACCAGATTGGGCGGCCACCAGTTTGTGATGGATGACAATCTGAAGAGCAGATTGATTAGATTGAGAACAGCAGGCGGCGCCCAAATAATTCTGGATGACACAGAAGGATTTGTGTACTTGATCAACAAAAAAGGCAATGCTTGGTTTGAGCTAAACCAGAATGGTGACATTTACATGCACAGCGAAGGCACCATTGCCATGCGCACCAAAGGTAACTTTGATTTGCGAGCAGACAAAAACATCAATATTGAGGCAGGACAAAACATCCACATGAAGGCTGCAGGCGATAACATTGCAGGTGAGTATGTGGGCATACCTGCACTGGGTGCCCTGGGCGTCCCTCCATTGGGCACAGGCGGTAACATCAGATTTGAAGCCACTGCTGACCTAACACAGTATGCAGGACTGAATGCACAGCTCACTGCCAATGGTGGCGATCTGGATTTCAGTGCTGGCGGCAGAGTGGCAACCACAGCAAGCAGTCCACAAGGTATCAATTTGCAAGCACCCATGGGAACAATCAAATTGGAATCAGCCAGGCCCACAAGCGTGTTGTCCAGCCAGTTTAATGTGACAGCGCCAGGCGGCACAGCCATTACCAGTGCTAAAATTTTGTTAAACAGTGGTGGAGCTCCTGCACTACCAGCCCTGCCAGCTAACCCTGCCCCCCAAATTGGCACAAACACCATGCCAGATTCTCCGGCCAAGCCACCAGAGTTCGATCGTGACGCTGGCAAAAAAGGTACCTCTGCGGCACCCACAGCAGGCAAACGCACAGGCAAGCAAGACCAGATTAAAACCATTGTGAGCAAAATGATCACACTGGAACCTTTTAAAGGACATGGCAGTTACGACCCAATTGCTGAAAGTGCCAAGCCACCAGCCAGAGACCCGTCCCTGGCAGGCAAGTTGCCATTGGCGGCTACAGACTTCAGTGGTGTGCCTGCCAGCGTGAGCACACCAGATGGTTACATGAAAGGAGCAGGATACACAGACCAGAACGGCAATCCCATAACATCTGTGACAGACGCTGTTAATGGTGCAGGGGAAAAAATTGGTAGCACTGTGGACAGCATCGCCGACGGCATCACTGGACAAGCGGGCGATCTGGCAAACAGTTTGGGGGCACAGGATTTACTGGAAGGCGTACCACAGTTTGATCAAATACCAGGCATCAGCAGTGAATTTAGTGCGCTCATGGACATGGACTTCGCATCTATCCAGGGTTTGAGTGGACTGATGGCTGGCATACAAGCTGCTATTCCTCCTATCCGTTTCCCTACAAGTAATGCATTGGCGCAAAAAATAATCGGCATCCAGAAACAACTATCAGAACTGGAAGCTCAGCTCAGCCAGTTTGCACTGGACAGTCTAAATTTACCAGCAGATCTCAATATGTCTGCTATTACTGACATGAAAGGCAAGATTAACGATGCCATGGCACTGGCATCACAGGGTGGTGATTTTGTGGCAGAGCTGGACAAGATGGGTATCAAAGCCATTGCTGACGGCCCCGGTACCATATTCCAGGATGCTATGGGCAACAAGTTGGTGGACTTCACAAACGGTATTGGTCCCATAGGCACATCCTTGGGTTTGGCTGGAGACCTAACAAACTCATTTGAAAGTGTAAAAGGTGCAATCAGTACACCACTCACAGGAAACGAAACACTGGCAGTGAGCGCATTCACAAACATGGTGGGTCCTGAGACAGCACTCAAGAGCGACGTTATTAACGGACTTAACAAACTGGGCGAGATAGACAGTGCAACCAACCCTATTGGGTACGCTGTGGCCAAAGCAAACACCCTGCGAGAAATGACTTATTACACCAGCTCTCCGGCTAATCCTGGTGAAGAACCCACCGCTAACCCTGCACTGCAAGACTTCATGTATTTTGCCACAAAATTGTTTCAGGTACCAGACGGAGTAACAATACCGTTTACTGTGGACACATACTTGCCAGGCACAGAAAACTTCCGATCACTAGGCGATCAGTTAGACGCTCTTATTCCGTAAAAGAAATGGGGACCTGACTGGTCCCCAGTGTAAGTCATTGGGAGACTTAATGGTGCTTAAACAATCATTTCCCACATTTCTTCAAACTCAGCTGGTACTTCCTTGGCGTTATACCGGAAGTTGCCAATAAGATTGATGGTGTCGAAAATGCAGTACTTCTTGGTCTGCGAGTCGTAAATGCCCATGGTTAGATAGCGTTTACGAGTTTCAAAGATCTTGATGTACCGCTGACCGTTCTTGCGATTACGCTCTTCAGCTTTGCTCCAAACTTCATCGAAGCGTTTACTAATTTTGCGCATTGTGTAATACCTCTATTACAGGGGTTAAAAGTAAAAAGTGTGTACATCTGTGTGTACAATACTATTTAAGCACACTATCTCCACGGAGTCAATAATTCTGGTGTAGAAATTAAAACTATATATAATAATAGCGATAAATACTTGTATGGCAAAATTCATAGGTTTTAACACAATTGGCAAGGTAAAAGCACCGTACACACTCACGGATGCTGAATTAATCAAGCGAGATCTGCTCAATCAGTTCTACACAAAACTGGGTGAGCGTGTGATGCGCCCAAACTACGGCAGCATCATATGGGATCTGCTGATGGATCCCAGTACGCCTGATCTGGATCGCCGGGTACAAAAGGATATAGAAAAGATTATCGGATCTGAGCCCAGAGCAGAACTACTGGATACCAAGCTGTTCATCTTGGATCACACCATCAGAGCAGAAATAGACATCAAAATACTGCCAAATGGTGACCCAGAGCAATTGTACTTAGAATACAAACGAGAACTTACGGAAGGTATTAATTAATGGCAGTTAACAGACAACAAAACTTGTTTGCGGCAGAAGACTGGAAGATCGCATACAAAGCATACAGTGAAATAGATTTTCAGGCGTATGACTTTGACACCATCCGCGGTGCTCTGGTAGACTATGTAAAAACCAACTACCCTGAAAATTTTAACGACTACATCGAGAGCTCGGAGTTCATTGCTATTATTGAAATGTTGGCTTACCTTAGCCAGAGCTTGGCATTCCGTATGGACGTCAACACTCGTGAAAATTTCCTGGAAACAGCAGAGAGCAGAGAAAGTGTTTACAAGTTAGCCAGAATGTTGGGCTACAATCCCAAGCGTAACATTCCGGCCAGTGGACTGATGAAAGTAGTCAGCGTCAAAACATCTGAGGCACTGATTGATAGCCAGGGCAACGACCTTAGCAACCAGACAGTGTACTGGGACGACGCAAACAACCCACAAGCATACGAGCAGTTTATCACCATCATGAATGCTGCTATGAGCAAAACCAACAGATTCTCGTCTCCGCTCAAAGATGGAACAGTGGGTGGTGTTAAAACCGAACTATACCAGCTGAACACTCCGCAAGCTGCCCCTATTGTGTACAACATTGACATCAATGTGGGTGGCGCAGCCAAGCCGTTCACAATTGTGAATCCAGATTTCAAAGACGGTAGTCATATTTTTGAAAGACATCCTGACCCAACAAATCTGTTCAACATGATTTACAGAAATGATGGTAAAGGACTTAGCAGTGGTGACACTGGATTCTTTGTGCATTTCCGCCAGGGCAGAATGGACTTTGAAGATTTTAATTACACAACACCACTGGAAAATCGCGTACAGGAAGTAGCTATCCCCAACATTGGTGAGAACGATATCTACTTGCAGGAAATCAATAGTGGCGGTGTGCCACTGAGCAAGTGGGAAAGAATACCTAACACTGTGGGGCAGACACTGAACTACAACAGCAAGAGCCTGGACACCAGAAATTTATATGCAGTGGAAAGCAGTGGCACAACTGGTGTCAGACTGAGATTCACTGATGGTAACTTTGGCAACATACCAGTGGGCATTTACAGAATGTGGTATCGTGTGAGCGATCCTACTCGTTTTGTGATACAGCCACAAGATGCAAAAAATAAAACCATCACTATTCCTTATGAAAATGCACAGGGTAAAGCACACGCAATTACTTTGAGATTCAGTTTGGTTAATGCAGTAAACAATAGTTTACCAGCAGAAAGCATCACAGCAATCAAAGAACGAGCACCACAAGTTTATTATACACAGGACAGAATGGTGAGCGCACAAGATTATAATGTGTTCCCACAAAGTCAGGTGTCAAACATCACCAAGATCAAAGCCACAAATAAAACTCATGCGGGGCACAGCAGATACATTGATATAAACGACCCCACGGGTACCTATCAGAATCTGGATACATTTACAAATGATGCGTACCTGTATACAGAAATGAAAAACGATGTGGAAAACATTGTTATCAATAACAACACCACATCATTAGATGTTGCCACAGTGCACATGCCAAACAGGCTTAAAGAACTGCCCATGAAAAACTTTATATACTACCACGCCAAAAATGTGTGGACCAATCCAGAATTGGGCGGTAGTATAAACAACTTCTTGTTTACAGCAGACGATAACATACGCTGGAATCCTCTTCCTATCGATGCGCAGAGCAACACAGGATTTATGACAGAAGATTTTTCAACAGGCGAAAAAAATATCCTGGTTACCAATGTAACCAAAACCAAGCATCTCAAGCAGAACACTTTCCTCAAGTGGGTCAACCCACTGGATCGTACAGAGTATAAGTGGGTAAAAATTAACGAAGTCAGAGACGGCGGCCAACTTACAGCAGGTATTACAACCAGTTTGGGACCATGGACACTGAGTGATGAGGTACCCAGAGACTGGTTGCTGACTGAAACTTTTGTGTCCTTGCGCAGTGTGTTCAACCAGATTGAAGCCAACTTAGTGACTGACTTGATTGACAGCAGAAGCACATTTGCATTGGGCTACGACCTGTTGTTGGATTCATGGTATTCTATACCAGCAAGTCAACTATCACAGACTGTGAAAACAGGACATTACAAACTGGACGTGAATAATCGTGGTGCCAGCAGCTGGCTGATCCTGATGGAATACAGTCCTATCGATCAAAACAGTTATCGCTACACCATGACCACACGTGGACAAGATTATGTGGTACAAAGCCGCAAAGAGCTCAAGTTCTACAATGTGAAAAATGTCAAGGTACTGGATAAAACAAATCGCAGCGCACAAGACACCATTACATTTACCACTGCCAACACCAAGCCCACAGATTCAGAGCTGTTTGCTTGGCGTGGCGGACAATGGGAAAACACCGTGGTGGGCACATATCATATCCCCAGAGCCATACATGTGGATCTGCCATTGAGGACTCGTGACACCAAGTGGTATGATGTGG